CCGCCGGCGTCCAGGCGCACCTGGTTGTTGACCTGCACCATCCGGCCCACCGCCGCGCCGCATTGTACGCAATTGACCGGGACGCTGCTCATACCGTGCCGTCCTGATTGTCCAGCTCGCTTTGCTGATCCTCACCGTCCAAAATCGCCTCCTCGCTATTGCTAGATCGTGGCGGTAGTCCCAGGTATTTCTCGCGGAACTCGTCTGGCGAAATGATTATGTCCGGCGCACCGGCCGGCGCGACCGTGGCCACGGCCTGGGATGTTTTAAGGGCGATATCGGCTCGCTCGGCATCCGACATCTCAAAGAGAGACGGCCACTCGATGCTGTAGCTGCCTGTCGTGGGCTTCGGCAGTGCGCCGGCATCGACCAGGCGGTCGATCAATGGACGCAGCATCATTGGCTCGGCAAATTGAGTCTGGCGAGCTCGGATACGCCCGGCCCAACCAGCCTGATCCTGACTGCTGGCCAGCTCGCCGCGCTCGCTGCCGAGCAAGATGCGCTGGGGTATGTCGCTGGCTGCGGCGATCAGGGATACCAGGATGTTGAACAGGCCGGTTGGGTCGACCTCGGTACTCCCCAAGTCGTTTACGTCGACTCCTTTGGTACGGATAACACGCCGTAGGCCATGCACGTATTCGTCGATCTCGGTTTCGAGGTCGGTAAGCGTCTGGCCGTCACCGGTAAATCCGTCTCGAATATCAGCTTGCAGACCACGATCCATAACTTTCCAGGTTGCCTCTGCGCCACCACCGACGATCTTCATCAGGTCGTCCAGGCGGTCATAGACGCGCTCCAGGCGTGGCCGACCGTAAACTTCGTCTTCAAGCAAGTCTTCGGCCACATGGATCACCCGGCTCCAGTGTACATTTTCGGCCCCGGCGCCAGAGATCAATTGGATGTTGTATGACACCGGTAGACCAAAACGAGCCTTCGCTGTGTCCGTCTCGCTTTGCGCGATCGGTGCCGAAGCCTCGGCAAATGTGGAGAGATAAATCACATCGTCCACCGATTTTAGTTCGCCCGTTGCCAGCGGTTGGCTCAAATTTTTCTTTCCCGTAACGCCGATCAGCAACACCCCGAAGCGCCCAATTCCAGATAGACGATCGACACGCTGTAGGTAGTGCCACAGCCGCCTTTTTTCAACGAGCCTCTTGACTCCCAGAATAAACTGGCTGGTTGGATTTTCTTCGGCTGTGCTGCTTTTACCGTCATGAATATTCGGCGCATTGCGCCAGGTATCGATGGCCGGCAGGTCGACCACTCGCCCGGCAATGTCCTGACGCTTGTATTTCGCCAGATATTGGGCGGGCGCAATGGTGGTCGGATAACCCAAGATTTCGTACATTTTTCGGTCGCCGCCGAACTGTACGCCCAGTGTACCTGCCAGGTCCAGGCGATCGATCAAAGCACTCAGTACCACGACCCGTTCATCTCTCGTCAATACCATCTCTACCTCCATCCGATAACGCACATTATCGGAACTACCGGCCCCACACCCCGGCCCGCTTGATCGGCGGCGTCATGCTGGCCACCGTGCAATAATTCTCTGCGTGCGCCAGGTGATCTGGACCGCTTTCGATATACACGGCCACCTTCTCGCCGCCCGGGCCGTCTTCGAGCGTCCGCACGGGGGCTTTCAGGTGGGCGTAGTAATCGCGTACATCCCGCGCATACCCGGGAATCGTGTTCTCCTGCTCGTAAAACCGAGAGAAGGTCATATCCAACAGGCGGGTGCGGTCCAGGTTCACCACGCCCTTGTCGGCGTCCCAATGAGACGGGTCGCTCGTGCGCAGGCCCGTTTTCTGCGAGACGTAATAGGCCACCCAGACGATCCCCGGCTTGAATGCTTCCTGGAACTCACGCGCTTTGCGCGTCTCAGGCAGCGCATCAATCACCGCCCGTTCCACATCGAAGGTCTTCATCTTTCTACCCAGCTCCTCGAACGATTCCACCTCGCCCGCAAATCGCTGAGGGCGTTCGCCCGTCTCTGGGTTGGCCGGGCCACGGATCACCACGTGCAAGACCTTGCCGACGTCGACGCCCATCACGGTTTTTTCTCCGCGCACCGGGCCGTGAGCGTATTCCCGCCGGCAGTCGTCCAGGATGATGTCGGTCAATTGCCCACCGCGCGGCGTGTACGGCTCACCAAGGTCCTGGTTGTACGCCTCGCGCCGTTTAGTCTCGTCGGTCGTGTCCAGAGCGCGTACGATGTCGATCAGGCGCACGGTTGAGCTAAACAACTTGGTCAGGTGGAATCCGATCACATCGCGCCCAGGAAAGGCCGCTACCCACTGGCCTGGGCCGAGGTGATTCAGCGGAGCCGAGCACTTGCGGCACAACAGCGCATCGTTCCAGCGCGTCGGGCGTCCCAGGTCATCCCATTCCACCACCAGGCGGTCTATCGTCAACGGCTGGAGATCATTGCAGGCGTCGCATTTGACATGCCACTCGCGCTGGTCGCTTTCCAGCCATTTGGCATGGATGCCGATTCCGTGATAGGTGGGCGTCGAGATCCAGCGCTGTTCGCCAATCGACGAATGACCGAGGCGCTTCTCGGCAATGCTCGGGGCGCGTGGATCCATTTCGTCCACTTCATCGAGCACGAGCACGTCGGCGTCGATCGATTTGAGCTGCGGCGCCATGCCTTTGGGCGTCACCTGGCCACCGCGCAGGTACATAAATCGGTTGCGGATGCGCTTCAAGGTCACACGGTCGGCCCCGCGCAACTTGCGCCCATCGCCGCCGCCGGCTGCGGCCCCGCCTTCGACGACAATCGATTCCAGATATGGGCTGGCCTCGATAGCCGGGCCAATGCGGGCCGCCGAGAAATCGCTCACGTGGGTGTCGGTTGGAAAAACGTACAGAACAGTGGCGTCGCGCTCGTCGGCAGCATGCAAAGCGTAACTGACGGCATATTCCGATGCGCCCATCTGGCTAGCCTTGTAAATGCACATCTCCCTCGCCGTTGTGGCGTAGATATCGCGCAAGTAACGATGGCGCACCAGGTCGAAGATTGTGCCGGTCTTCAGGCTGGCCCGGCGCAACGTGGACCAGGTGAGTAGATCGAGCGCAGCGTCGGTATCGCCGGAGTATCCCACTGCCCGGCGCGCCTTCTCGACCAGCGCCGCCGCCAGTTTTTCTTTCTCCGCACGAGTACACGCCATCAAATCCATCAACCGCCACCAGTCATGTTGAGAATTGCCTGATCGAGTTCGGCATCGCTCAAATCGTCGAAATCGCTTGCACCCTGATGCTGCACCGGTCCGCCGTTTTCACCGGTCAGCGCCATCTGCCCCTTGGGCTTATAGTCGCCAGTCATTTCCAGGAACATGCGCCGGTCGGGGTGCGCTTTGGGATCTTCGGTTTTCGCCACAAAGACTAAAGCGTCGATCACGTCTCTGCGGTGGCGCATCAGCGGCTCGACCATAGCCCGTGATATGCGCTCATCGATTCCGGGGTCCTTCTCGCGCCACTTGCGGATGGTCCGATCGGACCGCAACCCCAGTACCTGGGTGGCCAGCTCGCTCTGGCTGGCCGGCCAGCGGTCCTTCGTCGGTGACGCCGACCAGGCGATCAGGGCCGCCTTGCGCCACGTCCAACCCTCGGCCCGTAGCGCCAGGTAATCGTCCATCCAACCAGGCTTCGGCAGGTCCCCGGTAGTCGGCGCTGGCGTCGTGCGCAGCAGCATCTCGCGCCAGCGCGCATAGGCCGAACGGCTTTCGCTTTGGCCTGGGGTGGTCTCCGAAGCCGGAAAAGCCGTATCTGCGCTGTCGAGTGGGGTGGGTGATTCAGTACACATAATGACGCTTATCGGCTCTGTTCTTCTGGTACATCTGACAACCTGTAAAAGACAGGGATGCCGTGTTCGACGGCGTAGGCAACTTCCTTGTCTGCCCCATCGCTCTCGCCAGGCAGGCGAATGAGTGCATCACAGACAGACAGCCATTCCAAATCCTGCTCAAGCCAGAATTCGTAGGTGTGAGGCGAGATGATGTGCCAAAAATGCGTCAAATGTGGCACGAATGGCGTATGGCCTCGCCTGGCTAATTTGTCGGCCATCTTTACCGCATTCCTGACATTGATGGCAACGTCATATTTTGTGTAGGGTCCGGCCACATAGATTTTCATAGTTTCATTCCATCGTCAGACACCAGGCGATAGCCTGGTACGCGAACAATACGGCCATCGATCGCTTCGCGCAAAATCCTGACGACGGTCAAGCGATTACCTTTCTTAAGGGTGTGTAACCGCTTCATGATCTTCTCGTTGCTGAGCCCGGTCTCTTGGGCCAGTTCTTTCGATGTCATCCCGGCCCCATCACACTGGGGCTGAGATTCGAGCACGGCAAGCACAAGATCGTCCGATGTAATCGTTAGTTTGTCCATTCCACATCCTCTCCACTGCCACCAGTGGCTGTATACACCACCGGCTTGACGGCCGCCTGGCCGTTCGTCATCCGAAACAACATGCCGCCGATCGACGGCTGAGCGCCAGGCGCAATAGCGTGCACGTAATCGGTCGGCCCCTGCCACGCCGGCAAGAAAAACACCCGCACAGGGTTATCCAGACCAGAATCAGCAAACTGGTGCCGATGCGCCCTCAACACGTAATCGGGCGGGCGCTGCCCCATACGGTAGTACTCAAGTTCGATCTCGATA